CCATTCACCAGCCATCGTTATCCTCCAATGTTACAGTCCGTGGATCAATCAATTCTTTTTCGGGTTGTGGACCCCACTCATCTTCCTCATCTTCCTCCTGAACGGATTCAGACTCGACAAGATTATATTCAGCCATCGTGTAAAGAGTATTATCAAAATACTGCTTCATGCGTGCAACCATGTCATCAGCAATATCAGGTGACCATGATGATCCTTCAGACATGAGTGCAAGATTTAGGTCAAGGTAGCGTAAATGCAAACTGATGTTGCGTGGAGGAACCCTCATATCAAACTACCTTTCGCTAAAAGAATACTTACTTGGAACCCTTAGTTCCCTTACCGCCTGGTGCACCAAACTTGATGTTCTTGCCATCGAGTGTGCCTTTGCCTGACTTGTCCATGATTGGCATGGAAACGTTAGGCTTACCGTGTGTACCTTTGTTAGGTTGTGGCATTACTATCTCCTTATTTAAATTAATACAATTTAGGTGCTGGCTTAGATGTTTTCTTTGCGCCACCGCGAGCAGACTTAGCGGGAGCCGCCTTCTTTATTGTTTTTTTCATAGCATCAGTTTTACCTGCTTTAGAAACAGTCTTCATTTGCTCCATCTTCTTAGCAATCTCTTGCTTAATGTAAGCACTGACTTCTGCTTGACTTGATCCCGGACCTGGCTTACGTACTACCATAATTATTTACCTACCATTTCACTTTATCGGCCCAATAAGCCGCTGACATTTTACCTTTAGCAATATTCTTAGCATGACGAGCTTTGAAAGAAGCCTGCCGTGCAGTGGGTTGACGATCCCCCGTCACACCCTGCTGCCCGAAACGAATTGTTTTAACCTGCGTGCCTTCTTTAGCAACAACAACATGAGACTTAGTGGGATGGTTTGGTGTACGTTTCGGCTTATTGTAACCTGATACACCAGCACGTTTAAGTCTAGAATCTTTCTCACTGGGCATCTATTTCTTTTTATCCCAGCCTAGAGGTGACACGGTAGTTTTAACGTTAGGCATAACATTCGCATCCTCAGGATGGTTGCCATCTCCACCAGACTTACCTGTCGTGTCCATCCAACATCCACAACTCATACACATAATTACTCCTTATATCGGCATTCTGCGACTGACACCAGCCGACAGGTTAGGTTCCCCACCAGCACCAAGAGATGCCATGAGCATTTGAAGATCAGGACGACCACCAGCAGGCATACCTGCTTGACCTGGTGCAACACCACGCATCAAACCGCTAGACGCTAAACCCTGTCCACCGCCACCTTCAGGTGAACCCGCACCAGGGGGACCCTCTCCAGGGGGACCGACCATACCTGTCTCTTGTCCCGCACCTAGCTGGTCAACCCCTGGTGGGGTGATCTCGGGTTGTGGCTCAGGAGCGAAAGCCTCATTAACAACCTTTTCAATAGGTTGACCTTTTTGCCGTCCGAGAATAATCGCTGACAAGCGTGCAAGGATCTGACCAGGATCTTGCCCTGACTGTGCAAGTACAGGGATTGCTTGCGCATATCCTGCTACTGCCTGCTTTAAAGCGTCACGCATTTCTTCAACATCAACACGTTGTTCTTCCTCGGTAGCGTTAAGTGCGAAAGGCATTTGACGGCGGAGGAAGTCACGACTGATGAGACGGTCACCACGTGCCTGTAAACCAAACACGAGGGCACGGTTAGGGTCAAGCCCTGCCATGAGACCGTACTGCACATCAACCGTGTAGTCGCCTTTAATATCAACTTCAGGACGGTACCTGATTTCATACGGTGTACCGTCACTGTTGCCGCGGATAGTTTTAGTTTCCGAAGCGAAAAGCATCTCATCAACTTTGAGTGCTTTACGGATAAGGTTTTGGAAAGTGCGGGCAAACATTGACTGGCCTGTACGGATCTGTGTATCAAACCCTGACATGAGGGCTTGCACTCCACGACCTGTAACAACAGACGCATCAATCTCGCCACCGCGAGCATTCGGGTAACGTGAACCTTGACGTAGTTCCTGATCAAGAACACCCTGCTGTGCGAACGCTGACTGTGGTACTTCGATAGGTACACGGCGTACACGTTCACCGTTAGCGGTACGAATAACCGAATCGGGTCCGAGTGATAGTTCTTGAGCATCAGGTGGCAGTACGATTGGTGCCTGTACTGCTTTCTGTGCAGCCTCAAGGGACAAGAGTGCGAAGCGTGCTTTAGCAACCTGCACTGCAAGCACGTCATCGAACTGTCCATGTGACTCTGTGTCTACACCTGGACGTTTAGTCCATTCAATAAGGCATTCACCGATAGGGTTCTTGGTTGATTCAAGAACAATACCTTCACGGGTAGGTAGGAAAAGCAAGTCAACTTTAGCATCATGGTAACGGACAACCTCAATCATCTCGTTAGATGAACGTGAGTTGCCTTTAATGATCTTCTCAGCCTGTGGATACATGCCGACAAGTTCATCACTATTCTTGAAGAATGAGAAGAAGCCTGCTTTAACTTGACCCCAACGGTCAAAGATCGGGTATGCGCCGATAGAATCCATGAACACGATACGTGGCATGTTGGTTTCCGTGTCCACTTCAATCATGGATGGTACGAAACCGTACGTGAAGTAGCGGTCACCAGCAGTATACATTTGTGTTTGTACTTCAGAATGATCCAAGTATCCGTTGACGATACGTGTACGCTTCTCGGAGAAGTTACGTGCAGCGTCAGAAATCATTTTAGATGAAGAACAGTTAAATGAAGGCAGTGGTGCGAGAACTTCAGAAAGGTCACGTGCAGCCACGTCAACCATGTTCGCCACGATACCTTTATCGAAAGGACCTTCAGGGAACAAGTCAGGGTAAACGTCCCGCATACGTCCCTGCCTGACGGCAAGAACATCCTGCATGCGCCCGTCACGGGCAGCGTTAGACGACTTCAACCTGTCATACTGTGCACGGATCTCACGTAAACGTGGATTATCTGCACCAGTATTAGGTGTCTCACTAAAACTTACAGTCATTTATTAAACCTTTCAAGCCCCGATAGTGGTGAAAGCGTTAGCCGCTTCAGCCTCAAGAAGACTCACAGTTGTTTGCTGCCTACGATCCCACGGTGTAAGGAAACTATTTTTAACATGTGAACGTGTGTAGCTGGAGTTCATTACTACACGGTCACGGCAGGCAAGTTCAGCGAACCACATAGCCATGACGATATCTGTTTTTTGTGTTTTAGGTGCGTTAGGTGCCCACGTAACCAACTGTTCCACTAGTTGTTTACATGATTCCTGACCGTGTGTGGAAGGTAATTCGATCAACTGGTGTTTATCCTGCCAGTTGTTGAATAGTGAAGTCATCGAGGCGACACCAAAATCAGTGTCATGTTTGTTCTGTCCAGTGAAATGGGGGCGGATGATTGCTCCACGGCTGGAACAAAACTCATTCAACTCCCTGTCATGGACAAGGAAACCTTGGAAACCGTTACGTTCAATACGCCACTCACTGATACGGTACTTCATAGTAAGGTCTTTAATCATTTCACGCATAGCCTCAGGCGTGATACCAGCCTTATTGTACACATCCAGCATGTAACGTTTCTGTGTCTGAATATCAAGACCAATAACCACGGCTGACGTGTGCCCAGAGGTAGCGGGGTCAAGACCAGCCACAATAATAAGACCATCCATGCCGTTGACACGCTGCCCAACCATACCTTTAGGTATAGGTCCAGCCATACGGTTACCGTTAATCGCTGCTTTCACCGCTTCAGGTGAGAAAATTGCATCCTCAGAAACCTGCTGCTGCTGGTAAACCATAGCCCATGCACGGGGCGATACACGTTTACGCTTCTTAGAAAGACGAGGACCATCCCATTTAGCGTATAAACCGTTCTCGTCAGCTTCTTGCGTTTCAATCTTTGAACCAGGTTCAGGCTGGTTAGATCGAGGCCACAACGTTACCCAATCGGATTCTTTATCGTTAAACTCAAGAACCGCTGGCATCGACAAGTATGACCACGGTGATTCTTCGTCAGGATACCTGTGCTCGTCCCTAAGTTCCTTATAAAGGTCTTTAGAGGCGAGACGGGTACCCACGACAAGCATAGAACCAGCTGCTGAAATACGGGAAATAACTTCCGACTGCAACCAGTCTATCTGCTTCTCAAACTCGTGAGCGTTAGTAAGATCCACGGTATCGTCCAAAATAATCAAATCGGCACGGGCACCATAAATATGTCCCCGAATACCGAGAGCTTGAACAGTTGGATCTTTCTCGCCAGAATCACGAGCATTATCTGACACGTAAATCATTGTCTGATTCCACGCTTCAGAATCCTTATCGAACCCACCAAGGGGTGCATACGCCTCAATCATGGCCTCATAGCGGGGATGAGTGAGACGAGTTTTAATCGCGTACAACATTTTCTTAGCCATCTCAGCCGTCTTCGACACGAGGATGACACGAATATTAGGGTCCATACAAATACGGTACACGACATAGTTGATAGTGATCGAAGTAGTTTTCGCATGCTCAGGTGGCATGTTCACCATTACAAGGTCACGTTCACCCTTCTCGAAAACCATCGAAGAATGCACCCAAGAAGGGTCACGACCCTCAATCAAATCGACCACATTCTGCATGTGAGGGAAAACCTTGGCATCAAGATACTTCTCACTAAACTCAGGAAACGACAAAATCTCACGGACAGGAGCTGGACCCGACACGCCGTTACGCATGTTCCTGATCCGCTCAACCGACACCACGAAATCTTCATCATCACGCCGCCAACGCTCATACGTGGAGATAGACCTACCCACGCCTTTCATGGCGTTAGCCACAGTCATGCCATCCTTAATCAACTCCAGGAAAGCCTGCTTAGCGGCAGTAACATCTGACCCTTTTTTACGGCCTAAATTAGTAGCCATAAAAAAGAACCTCCAAACATAGTAGCCAAGGCGAGGATTGACAGCCTTGGCGTTAAAAGGGGTGTTGAAGGACCCAAATGAAGGGGTCCTGAAACAACCCCTGCGGGGTTTATGCCACGGCATCTAACAGTAGACATAAAAATAGTTACGTACTATAAAACAATAACCAGCCCTCAAAGGCTGGTTTTAAAACACTATACAATAATAATAGTTTAAACAGTAACGCCCGCCCCTTAAAGGCGGGCTTTAATACTATAATAATTATTTTATCTACTACTATAGTATTCCTCGAAAAACCTGACACTTGTGACAAAAAAAAACCAAAAAACCTGAAATGTTACACAATCGTTACAATAAACTATAACAAAACGGACATAAAGGAACAATATTAGAATATCACGCACAACCAAAAGCACATCTCCGTTGTGTATAGGTGCGGCTGGTTTTTAATAATAGGGGGTCAAGTCTAGACTGTGTGCCTAGTCTGTGAGTCTAGACTGTGAGTCTATACTATACGTCTAGTCTACTATAGGATAACCCGATACCCCGAGGGGTATGCCGAAACTTTCACCCATATATGTAACCGTTTACATAGTTATCCCCAGGATATACACAGTATGTGGACAACATGTGGACAGAATGGATACAATATGGGAACGAATGGGACGGGAGAGACTAGTTGAGTGTTCAAGTATTGTAGTTGAGTGTTGAACTATATTGGTTGAATATCGAACGTGTGTACGGTTCCTGTAATGTGACGTAGTTCACATAAATTTGTTATCCTTATCTATTGAAACTATTAGAGCTAGGCATTACCCTAAGGGTATGAATAGATATTATGAACCGATTAGGTGTGACGCGCGTTCGTCATGCACTAATGCGCCTATGGCGTATTTCAATATCCTCTCGCAAGCTTTCGGCTTGTGTGCGGATCACATTAGCCACGCCCCTAAGGGTAAGGTTATTCACAATATTGAAACTAGGGAAGGGTAAGGATATGAAGTGTGCGGGGTGTGGGCGTGGCGTAGGTAATGACAGCATAGAGGCTAAGTTTCTGTTTATGCGACACGAATTAGAGTGTTTAGAGGCTATTCATGCTAACGAATTGGCTAGCTTATAGTGTTGGCTCATAGTCTGGCACTAGCCGTGTGCTAGTGTCTGGCTATGTCCTAACAACTAGGACAGAACTAGATTAGATTAGGGGACAGATTATGCAACTATTTAAAGAGCTTAGGCTAGATAATGGCGATAGGGCTATGATCGAAG